GATCCTCAAGTTCAGTTATTTTTTTATTTGCATCTAATAGGTCTTGTTGAGAATGTTCTAGTTTTTGCAAACATCTTTTGTTAGCAGAATCTTTGGACTTACCTGCGTCTTGCAATTCTGCAACCTCTTGTTTAAGGATTCTTACCTGATCCTTATATTCATTAATCAAATCAATGTCAGACATTAATTATTTTTTATTGTTTTTAAAAATCTGTGTACCCTTAATTCCATAAATACTTGCGACTACCAAAATCCACAAGTTTGTGAACCATGAAGGGAGCTGTTGGAATTGTTCAAAGAACTCTTTTATTTTTGCAGACGCAGCAGGATCTTCGCTGAAGACCCCATAAGCAATCACTAATATTGGCAAAGTTAAAACGACCAAAACAAATTCGTCTTTCCAGTCTGATTGCCTTGCTTCTAAAAGTTTTCCACTATACTCAAGTTCTCCTTTAGCCATCTTTTCTGCATGAGCTGCTTGAGCATCAGCCATACGCATTTTAGTTTCTTGTTTCTTTTTATAAATATGCGTACCTGCATTCAAAGCTAATTTAACTGCACTAAACCACATTATGCACTCCTCATTTTTTCAGCTAATTTTTTTGCTCTGTTAGGAGTTTGCTTTGCCCAAAGAGAATCCATCATTTGAAAACTAGCCTCTCCATAATCTTCTCTATCTAAAGCCTTCCACATATTTTTAAATTTAGATACACCACCTTCACCTATTTGATAAACCATATTAATTATTACTTGCTTTGCAGTATTATTAATTGATCTATCACTTATTAATCTTTCGGCTGCATCTAATGTTCTTTGGAAATCTCTTTCAAATACAAGCTCACCTTCTTCTTTAGAATACTCAACACCATGCTCATATTGATCTTCAGGTGTAATCTTATGTCCATAGAATATAGTATCAAAGCCTTCACTACATTTGTAAATTTTAGGTACATACCCTTCACAAATTTTTATTTCTTCTTTTACTTCTTCGTACATATTTTTTCTCCAAGTTCATTGTTAATCTTATTCTTAATCTCCAAACAAAGCCATATAATTTTCTGCACAAATATTCTAATTTTATCAGTATATATTCCATAATCACACCTCATAAAATCCTTAATGTTTGCACCCCTCACAATTACATAACTCTTGGTCAAAGTTATTAATGTGTAAATCATCTTTGCAATGACAATCGCACTTGCAATCTTTACATTTTTTTTTTCTTTTCTTTGGTTTAGGAAAAAATACCCTGTCCAAGTGTTCAGAAAACTTATCTAACAAACCAAAAAAACTGTATATAATTTTATCTATCATTCTAATATTAATGCTTTGATTGATTTTTCTCCCATGTATATTTCTGTTTCAGCCATAGACTTAATGCACTGATACTCAATATTTTTTGATGTACCTCTGGATGCAACTCTTTTACCTTTTAAACAGTCAGACATAGAGTCTTGTATTCTATGTTCCTTTATCTCTCCATTAACTATTAATAATAATGCTATTACAACTTCTGTCATTAATGTGTTCCATTTGTATATTTCATTTCTCTATTCTGATCTTTTAATTGTTCAATATCCTCAAGTGCTTTGTCCAACATTTTTTCTATATGTTGAAGCATAACTTGATTGTGTATGTTTTTATCTAAAAGCTCTTGATGTTTTTCTACTGTTTCGTAAAGGTCTTCCAGAAGTAAAAATTGTTCTTTATCAACTGTTGTTTGTTCAGATGCTTTTAATAAATCTGCGTTCATTAATTCTCTTGATGTTTCTAATGATGTTAGTCTAGCAGTGATTTCTGTGTATGCGAATATACCCATACTTACTGCAATGATAATTCCAACCATATTTTTGATTGGCATAGCAACAGATGTGTTCTCACTAACCTTCATAATCTACCATCATTAATTTTATGCCTAATTTTTTTTGTTCTTTTGTAGGACATCTATAAATTAAACATGATTTTTTTGGTTTATGTTTTAAACTTTTACCTTTTTTATATTGTCTGTAGGTTTTAGTTTTTATGTCTATAAGTTGTATTTTACCATTTTTATCTACCAGCACAATATCAAAAGGACAACTTGGATCTACAGCTTTTGCAACAAAATAACCTTCTTTGGTTAACTTTGCTATTGCTTCATATTCTCCCACAGTTCCTTTAATAGAAGTTTTTTTTTGTCTTTCAGAAATATTTATTTCAGAAGACTCAAGACTAGATTGACCAGACTTGTTATGCTGAGTGCTGCTACGAACCATAGAACTTTATATATATTATTTATCTTTTCATCCATGTGAACTAGATGATTGTTTTTGATTGTGTCAATCTTTTGATGAACAAGTTTTAATTCACCTTGTAATTTAATTATGTCTTGAGAATTTTTTTGAGATTGTGTAGGCATTACTTTTGAAACTCCTTAAGCATTGTATTCAAATAATCTTTTCCTATGGCATCATAAATAATTCTTAATTGATCTTTTGGTATATTTGAAAAATTATATTCTACTAAATATGGAACTAAACTTGCATCACTTTGTAATTCTTCCATAGTTTCTTTTTTAGCACCTGATATAAATTGTTTTATAATTAATCTTTTCATTGGAACGCCTAACGATTGATAACCAGCAGAATCTACTATTGCTGATAATCCTAAATGAATTTTAGGAGCAAATAAATTTTTGTATGCTCTATCTAAAACTGGAATACCTGTACTTCTAAATATTTCATTATATCTAAAGTTTAATTTATCTAATTCTTTTTCAGCAGAATTTTTTGGTTGTCTAATTGTAACTCCAGTTAATTCTGTAATTACTGTTGATGGAATATCTACACCAAAAATATTTGCACCTTCACTCTTTAATGGTCTTGCAACATATTTGCTTCCATCCTCTGATAATACTGCATGAGTTACAGATGTTCTGTCAGGTAATTCAGCAGGATTAAATATAGATTTTAAATTATTAACAATTGAATAAGAAGGATTTATTTTTGCGTTATCTAAGTTTGATGTTTTTGTATCTTTAGCAGCTTGTATGTTGCCATCTTTTGCATCTAAGAAACCCATATATGTTTTGAATGGTGTAAAGAATTGTGATGCAATTAAACCTACTGTTTCGTTAATAAATTTATAACCTTTATTACTGTCAGCAGTTGCAATAGATTCTAATAATTGATCTACAGCATACAATCCTGTACCACCCCTTGTTCCTAAAAATACTTTTGCAAAATCTTTTGTTGTTCCTGTAATTGTTCCTAGTCTTCCATCTTGCCATCTATCTATAAAGTCAGCTACAAATAAATATGCAGCTAATGGGTTGTATGGAAATATATCTACTGTTCTGTTTCCAACTTTTATTTCATTCCATTTTTCACCAGCTATTTTAGAATCTCTTATTTGCATTGCAGTTCCAAATAAACCCCAACCAACTAAACCTTTAACTAAACCTGAAGTATCTCCTTCTTTTAATTTTTTAAAAAAACTTCTTGTAAAAGTTCCCTCTGTACTCCAAGAGATAGCTGCTATTGGTATGTCAGCAACAGCTCTTGCAGCACCTGTAAAAGTAGATAATGGAGAATACTCAAATTTTTGTAGTTTAGCAATATTGGATTGTGCTGTGTTAATAACGTCTGAACTATATCTTAAAAATAAACGATCATATTCTTTTGGTAATGATGCTAATATTTTATCAACATCAGCTTTGACTTGTTTAAATCTTTTAGGTCGCCATTGTCTAAATATATTTAAAAAACCTTGCATAGCAGTAACAGGATTGGCTGCTCTTTGTAAAGTTTTACCAGTCATTTTTTGCCATAAAGCATCTGCACCATATTGAAATGCTTGATTTAAAACATCTATACCAACCCTTCCAGCCTGTGAAATATAGTTTCTCATTGCAGTTGACCATCTACCAACCATCATAGCTCTACGAACACCATCTAATCTTTTCATAGTGCCATTTAATAAATCAGTAGTATCTATGCCTTGAGCATTTAATTCATTAACTAATTTTTTAGAAACTTTACCATCTTTTAAAAACTGACCATAAGCCTTAGATAATTGTGATAATCTGTTAAGGTTTTGTGCAGATGTTCTTGCACCTTCCCTAAAGAAATTCATTAATTCTTCTGCTGTAAGTTTATGTTTAGTTAATAATTTATTAAAATCAGTTTCAGCAATAAGTCTAGGTGTAGTCATTACATCAAATATTTGATCGCTAATTCTAATGTTTGGATTTCT